GCAGTTGGTGAGTTAACAGAAAAGAATACTGCTATGCAAGCTGAGATGGATGATTACTTATCTATATTTAAGAGACATAATCTTACCAAACTTGCAAGAGCAAAGCCAGGATTAATAGAGCCAAGAATTAACAACGGCACACAAGAAGTTTTTAGAGCGATAGAAGAGGCAAGCAAGGAGGTAGAAAATGCGGATTCTCAGTAGTGTAGTACTTATTTCATTACTCGGAGGCTGTTCGTATTTACCTATGAGAGAGCCTCTTCCTACGCCAGAACCAATTATTAAAACTGTAACGGAGTACAAAACTCTTGAAATTTATCAACCTCCGCTACCAAAAGCAATTGACTTGCAAGACGTAGAGTTTTTTGTAATTACAGAAAAGAACTTCGATGACCAAGTTGCAAGACTAGAAAAAATGCAAGATGGTACATATGTAGTATTTGGACTTACTCCTCAAGACTACGAAAATATGGCGTATAATTTACAAGAATTACGAAGGTATATTCGCCAGCAAAAAGAAATAATCATTTACTATCGTCAAGCAACACAAGACGATGAAAATACAGACTCTGAAGATTGGATGGAACGAAATGAAGAAGTTCTTGAGGATCAACAACAGGACTAAATTATGGCTGTTCAAATTAGTCGAGCAGATGTATCTTGCGGAGAGATACTAGATTTACAATCTGAGACACGTTTCCTAAAGTTGCCTACAGATCCTTACCTGAATCTGTTGGGCGTAGTACCATTACCCTCTCAGGTAGCAATTATAAATGCGATAAATAACCCTAAATATCGCTTTGTGTGCGCAGCAGTAAGTCGTAGACAAGGTAAAACATACATCGCAAATATAATCGGGCAACTAGTATCATTAGTCCCCGGCTCCAACATTCTAATCATGTCACCCAACTACGCGCTGTCTCAGATTTCTTTTGATTTACAAAGAAATCTTATAAAACACTTTGACTTAGAGGTAGCGAAAGATAATGCAAAAGATAAAGTTATTGAGCTGACAAACGGCTCCACAGTTCGGATGGGTTCTGTAAACCAAGTTGATTCCTGTGTAGGTAGAAGCTACGATTTAATAATATTTGACGAGGCGGCGTTGGCAGACGGCAAAGATGCCTTTAACGTAGCCCTTCGTCCTACTTTGGATAAAGATAACTCAAAAGCTATTTTTATTTCAACCCCTCGGGGCAGGAACAACTGGTTTGCGGAATTTTTCGATAGAGGATTTAATGATGAGTTTCCAGAGTGGTGCTCGATACGGGCTACTTATAAAGATAATCCGCGCATGTCTGAGATGGATATACAAGAAGCTAAAAAATCTATGTCCGACTCAGAATTTAGGCAAGAGTACGAAGCCGACTTTAACACTTATGAAGGTCAAATTTGGAACTTTAGTCACGAAAAATGCGTCGCTAATAACGAAGAGCTTGATACTCGTCGCATGGATGTCTTTGCTGGTCTTGACGTTGGTTATCGTGACCCTACGGCTTTCTGTGTAATTGCTTATGATTGGGATGAAGAGTTGTTTTACGTACTAGATGAGTACCTCGATGCCGAAAAGACTACTGAGCAACATGCCGCTGTAATTCGAGATTTAATTAACAAGTGGGATATCGACTACATTTACATAGATTCCGCAGCTCAGCAAACTCGATTTGACTTCGCACAAAACTACGATATATCTACTGTAAATGCTAAAAAATCAGTACTAGATGGAATCGCACAAGTCGCAAGCGTTGTTGATAATGATAAAATGATGGTCGACCAGCGGTGCACTGAAGTACTCTCTTGTCTTGACCAATATCAATGGGACCCAAATCCAAATCTTGCAAAAGAAAAGCCAAAACATAATCGAGCATCGCACATGGCAGATGCCTTACGATATGCACTATATTCGTTCGAAACAAGTCAGAGCGGGTTTTAAAGAGACCTACAAAAAATAGTGGTTGACAATTTATCTTACAAGGGCTATAATTCAAAATGAAAAAGCTAAAAAGAGATCCTGTAAAATATATACGAGATCGAGCTAAATCAAAGTATGAAAAAGGTTCAGAATGCCACATTTGCGGTGCTGACACAGAACTTGACTTTCACCACTTTTACACTTTAGCACCTCTACTAAGAGAGTGGCTCAAGCAAAAGCAGAAAGAGAGACCGGCACACTATACCGATGAGTATATTGTAATTTGGCGAGATGAGTTCATAGAAGATAAGTGGGCGGAGCTGTACGATCACACAGTGACACTTTGCCATAAACATCATTTGGAACTGCATAGATTGTATGGCAGAAATCCAGCCCTAGTAACAGCACAGAAACAAATGCGCTGGGTAGAAATTCAAAGAGATAAACATGGCATGGTATGATAGAATAATAGGACGAACGCCAGAGGCTGAGGAAAAACTCAACCCTGCGCAACCCTACTATGACCATAAAGTACAGCCTACTCGTGAATATACTACAAGTTACGAGCGCGCATACGAACAGTTAGAAATTGTAAACAGGGGCGTTAACATGATTGTTGATGATACCTCTGAAATACCAATTACGGTATCAGCTCCTTCACAAGGGCTATCAAGCGTAGTAAAAGGAATTAAGCGTTCTCGAGTAGATCTTCTTCTCAATCGAGAGCCGAACCCTTTTCAAGATATTAGTACTTTTCGTCGTAATTTAATTACTGACTTTTTACTAGATGGAAACATATTTATTTACTTTGATGGCGTACACTTATATCATTTGCCAGCAAATAAAGTAATTATTCATTCGAGTGATAGTACGTATATCGAAAAGTTTACGTTTAACGAAATAATTACGTATAGTCCTAGTGAGATTATACACATAAAAGATAACTCGTTTTATTCAATTTACAGAGGAGTCTCTCGACTAAAGCCTGCTCTTCGAACAATGAATCTTATGAAGAGTATGAGAGACTTTCAAGATAACTTCTTTAAAAATGGAGCAGTTCCAGGATTAGTTCTTAAATCACCAAACACCTTATCAGAGAAAATTAAAGAGAGAATGATTCAGTCTTGGACTGCTCGTTATAGACCTGATGCAGGCGGACGAAGACCTTTAATTCTGGACGGCGGTATTGAAATTGATAAAGTATCAAATGTAAACTTTAAAGAGCTTGACTTTCAAGCAGCTATTGAAGACAACGAAAAAATTATATTAAAAGCTCTAGGTATTCCACCTATTATGCTAGACTCAGGAAACAACGCTAACCTGCGTCCAAACATGAGAATGTATTACTTAGAGACTATTCTTCCTATTGTAAGAAAGATAAACTTTGCAATGGAAAGATATTTTGGATTTAAGTTAGCAGAGGATATTACCGATATCCCCGCCTTACAACCAGAACTAAGAGACCAAGCCCAGTACTACTCAGCTCTTGTAAATACTGGCATTATCTCTCCTAATGAAGCGAGAGATGCTTTAGGCTTCGAAGGTATGGAAGGATATGACGAGCTTAGAGTGCCAGCAAATATTGCTGGAAGTGCGGCGAACCCTGACGAAGGGGGAAGACCTGTAGAAACGGAGGAAAACTAATGGGATTACGAGCTAAAAGAACAGTTTTGGAAATGGCTTCCCAACATTTTAAAGAGTTTAGCCTTCCCTTAACAATTGATCACAAAGACTATGTAGCAGCCGTAGGCTCTAAAATGGCTATCAGTGCAATTTCAGTTAAGAGAAGTTTTAAGAAATGGAGCGTTTTGCTGCATGCACTACGCAAGCACTATCCAGAGTTGGTAGAGGCATCTAAGCCTGCTCCAGCACCTGCTCCAGCACCTAAGCCAGCGGCGGCTCCTAAAGCTGCTCCTGCAAAGCCCGTTAAGAAGGAGTCGTAATGGAAAAGATTTTTAACTTAACGTCTACTTTTAAAGCGCTTGATGAAGATGATGGCGGAGTACACATCTGTGGTATGGCAAGCACAGCAGACTTTGACCGTGCCGGTGACACTATTGATGCACACGCTTGGACTAAGGGTGGACTACAAAATTTTGAAAAGAATCCTATTATTCTTTTCAACCATAACTATGACAAGCCTATCGGACGCGCGACAGGACTTAAAGTCACTGATAACGGTCTTGAACTAAAGGCTAAAATTTCTAAATCTGCCCCCGATCATGTGGCGCAGCTTGTTAAAGAAGGCATTCTTGGAGCTTTTTCTGTTGGTTTCCGAGTCAAGGATGCAGATTACCTAGAGGAAACTGACGGATTAAAGATTAAGGACGCTGAGTTGTTCGAGGTATCGGTAGTATCGGTACCATGTAACCAAGCAGCAACTTTCTCTCTGGCGAAATCTTTTGACTCGATGGATGAGTATGAAGAATTCAAAAAAACTTTCAAAAATAGTGTAGATCTAGCCGGTCAGTCTCTGGCTAAGGATGAAGATTCATTTGAAGCTAGTGATGCACCGGATGGAACTGAAAAGTCAGTTCAAAAGGAGATGAACATGTCGGAAGTACAAACTCCCGAAATCGACCTTGAGGCTTTTGCTAAGAAGGTAGCGGATGAGACTGCTGCTAAGATTGCAATTCGTCAAGCCGAAGAAAAAGCAGCCGCTGAAGCAGAAGCTAAAGCAGCTCAAGACGCAGCTCAAGCTGAACTTGCTAAGCAAGCAGAAGTTGAGTCTGTAATTAAAACTGGTATCGAGTCAGGCGCTGAGCGTCTTTTGGCCGATGTCGAAGCAAAGATGTCTGAGAAAGATGCAAAAATCGAAGAGGTTATTGCTCAGTATAAGACTGAACTTGCTGAGAAGAACGAAGAGCTTACGAAGATTCGTGAGTCAAAGCGTGTATTCTCTGACCGTGTAGACGGTGACGTAATGTCAAAGTGGGGCAAAGAGTTTATGTATGGCCACCTTCTCGGTGTAATGACTGGTAAGGGCTGGGATACTGATTACTCACGTGATTTGTTTGAAAAAGCTGGTGCAGGTTTCTCAGCAACTTCAACAAACTTAAGCCTTGCAACAGACGTATCGGCTTTGATCGAGAAGGAAATCATGCAGGAGCTTCGCCTTGCACAAGCCTTCCGTGAGTTGGCAGTGAATTCAGAGACTACTTTGATGCCATTGCAGACTGATACCAACAAAGCAACTTGGGGCTCAAACGCGGCTACTTCTGGTAACCTCGAAAACCCAACAGGATCTGACGGCTACCAGCCTTCAAACGTTATCCTGAAGGCTACTAAGCTCATCTCGACCACTTTCATGAACAATGAAACTGACGAGCAGATGCTTATCAACCTTATGCCTATGCTTGTAGAATCAGTTGCACGTGCTCACGCTCGCTCAGTTGACGATGCACTCATCAATGGTACTGTAGGTGGAACTCAAGGCTTTGACGGTTTAGAGGCACTTGGTGCAACTACATTTGATACTTCAGTATCTAATGGTAACCTTGGAGGTACTGCAGTAGACGCAGCAGACTTCCTTTCAGCTCGTAAGTTGATGGGTAAGTATGGTATGAATCCTGCAGATCTAGTATACGTGGTATCACAGAAGCGTTACTACGATCTAATCGCTGATACAGCATTTGCTGATATCACCGACGTAGGTTCAGACATTGCGACTAAGATCACTGGTCAAGTCGGTGCTATCTTCGGCACACCAGTAATCGTATCTGACCAGCTCGAAGCTGAAGCAGATAACGCAACTGTCGGTTATGCTGTTAACGTCCGTAACTTCGTTATTCCACGTCTCCGTGGCGTAAACGTAGAGCAGGACTACGAGGTAATGAACCAGCGTCGAGTAATCGTTGCTACTCAGAACCTTGGCTTTACTCAGCTCGCAGCAGACACTACTAACGATAAGTCAGTAGTCAAGCTACTCTGCGTAGCCTAATAGCTAGCTAAATAAACTGGGGAGGGTTTCCTCCCCAAGTTTTTACTAATTGATTTATTATGGCAAATTTAATTACTCTTGCAGAATATAAGGAAGCAGAAGGCATAGCAAGCCCTAAGGAAGATTTGCGTCTTGCATCTTTAATTCCTGCGGTGAGTCAATTAGTAAAAACTTATTGCGGTAATAGTCTTATTGACTTTTATTCAACAAATAAAGTAGAAACATTCAATATGGACTGGTCTACTCATGTTATTCAACTAACTGAGAGTCCAGTTAATGCTATTGTTTCAGTAGAAAAAAGAGATTCCGTTACGGACAGTTACACCACCGTGGCATCTACAGAATACTATCTTGACACCTCGACGGATAGCGTACTGTACGTAACGGGATCTACCTATAAAAACTGGCCTCGCGGTGCGGGGTCTGTAAAAATTACTTATACTGCAGGGTACGCATCTTGTCCTGTGGACTTAAAACTTGCAATATTTGATTTAGTAACATATTATTTGAGAGACGAGCACAAAGAGCGAAGAACTCTTGGGGGTGCAAGTATTCAAAATCAGGGCTCTACAAGTCTTCGTGACAGTGTAGCTTTCCCAGACCATATTAAGCGCGTGCTTGATTTGTACAAAAACTTCTAATGGCTGTAAAAAACACAGAAAAGTTTTTAAGAGACATGAGACAGTTTATGGAGCGCGAGTATAAACGTGGCGCTCTTGATAGATTTTCTACAATCGTAACAATGACAGACAAAGGCTTTGGAGAAGGGTTTAAACAAGGATACAGCACAATACAGTCTAAAAGAGAAAAAGGGAAACGATTAGAAATATCTAATAAAGAGTTTCTAGAAATAGGCGGCGCTTGTGTAGATGAAGTTGCTAAATGGGCTTTAAGAGCTAGAACTCAAGGGCATGTAATGGAATACATTCCTGGAAAGCTTTTGCGGTATAGAGCAAATAGAGATTTAAAAACTCCGTACACGCAAGCAAAAAATAAAGGCGTTCAATTAATTAATAAAAAATTAAGAGAGGCAGGTAGAGAAGAGCTTGGTAAAGCAGATAAAAAA